CCTTTGGCATGTACGCCCATGCCATAAGCGCGAGCGCCCGTCTATAAGACGGGTTTTTCTTATACGCGGCCAGTGTACGGCGAATGAAGAGCTCTCTCTTCTGCGCCCACGTGACGCGTTCGCCTGGTGCGAACTCTAGTGACATGCGCATTGGTGTTCGGAAGTGTGCGTATGCACGAATGAATCCTCGTGGACTGCGTGCCACTTCGCTTACGCCATTCTGTTCGAGTGTCGGTATTAGGCTTTCGACCTCTTCTACTGTCATCCATTTGTATGTCATTTTTCATTATGGCTTAGAAAATATTCTCAAGGCGAGATTTTAGGAGGCGTAAACGCTGGTCGTCGGAGAGTACCTTACATGATGCTTGTCTAGCGTTGATTACGCCGCAGAATGGCTGGTGTAAATTAATGTATGACGCGATTGCTGGTGTACATGATCGTCGCTTTCCTTCTCGTGCAGAGTTGATGAGATCCTTCTTTCGTGATTCGTATCGTTCTAGTGCGGCAGCGTAAGCCTTACGGCTAACGATTCGATTGCGTTTGTTTATCATCAGATCCTCTCGTGTAAGGTTTCCGCTAGTGCGAGTTGCAGTCCCGTTGAACACTTCTGCCTTTGATCCGATGATCTGCATTTTATTTATACGCGTCATATTTTTTTCGCAGAGCTAAGTAGTAACAAAAAACAGAGAGCTAGGAAAAAAATGACGACTATGGAAGTTCAGACGGCTATTAGCCCTGCTACGCTTCTTAGGATGTACCGTGCACAGGCTATGCAAGATATGTATGGTGGTTCTACGTACGCTACTGGACGTGGTCAGCTACGTTCGTTCGAGGCGCCTATGAGTGGGTACAGAGTAGGTGGAGCCGCCGACGCCTATGGGTATGTGAATATCCCGCTTGTGGTTGACCAGTCTGCTGCTGCGAACAAAGTTCCTCCTCTTGACTGGTACCCTCAGCAGTATGTGTCGTCTAGCGATGTTCTTGCGAAGAAGAACGCCGAGTACGACGGATTCAAAGCGCAGTGGATTCGGGCGACGTTAAGCCAATACAAATAGTTTTGGTTTAGAAATCGAAAAACAAAAAAATCTTTTGCTATACAAATAAAAAAAAATCCGTGATGATCTCCCTGAAAAAAGGAAATCCGGTTGCCGTTATCTGTACAGGAAAAGATGAGGGAAAGAAGATATTCATCGCAGACGACATTGGTTCATCGGAGCTTAAGCAGGATCCTCTCGAGCTCTTCGGAAACAATGAGCTTGCTCCGTCGAAAAAGCCTATCACTGCTGCACACCGGCGTGCCATACGGACTGCGCTGCTTGACGAGCGCGCTGACTATCCTTCCGAGCTCGAGGACCATATGGAGCTTCTTCGGCGAGAATACGACAAGAAGAATAGGTACGAGTACAGGACAGACTCGGAGACACTGTGTGTTTATCCAGCCAAGGGATCAGAGCGCGTGTTTGTAGCTGGGAAGTCCGGGTCAGGTAAGTCGACGTTCACGGCGCAGTACATTAGAGAATACACCGAGATGTATCCCAAGCGAAACGTGTTCCTAATTTCGACGCACGAGGAGGAGAAGGCGTATAAGATTCTCCCGATCAATCAGATTCCTCTGGACGAGACGTTTTTGACGACTCCTCCTACTCTTACGGACCTTCAGCAGTCGCTTGTTGTGTTCGACGACACTGACAACTTACAAGACAAGAGTCTTCAACATGCAGTGCAATCATTGAACAACGACCTCCTTGCAAACGGCCGTAAGTACGAGATTCATGTGATTACGCTTGCTCATCAGCTAATGGACTACAGTCGATCGCGAACTCTACTGAACGAGGCCAATAGAGTGGTCTTCTTCAACGGCGGGTCTGCGTATCATGTACAGCGGTATCTCAAGGTTTATGCCGGTCTGCAGCCTAAGCAAATTCGTAGGATCCTTGATTCTAGATCGAGATGGACGTGTATGGGTCTAACGATTCCTAATTACGTAGTGACTGAGCACGAAGTATACGTACTTAGACCAGAGTGACTAGGTCGGTATCATGATTCAGCTTAGATCCAGACTCGATCTTGTTCACAAAGCTGTAAACTCGAGCTTGTCCCCATTCGTCTTCGCTTTTTATATGAGGCCTGACGCTTGCTGGATTTGTCCTGTATGCTCCTACTCCTCGAGCAAACACTTTCTTCAGTATACTAAGTCGAATTTTGCTTATTCTAGCGATTTCAGCGAGAGAGTGAGGCTCATCGGAACCGAATCCGTGCCGTGTATTGAACATTTGTTTGTGGGTCCTCGCCATTTTTTTCTTTTTGTGTGTAAGGTTTTTTTAGTATCCATGTTGATCAGGTACACAAAGAACGACGTATTCGTCCGGGCTAATAGCCTGATCCGCTGCATTTTTTTTTACTTCGGATGCAAATTGTTCTGCCGAAATTCTGTGATTCTGTTGTCTGAAGATGCACCATCTTCCGCATGTCGAAGTCTTTGGTCCCTGGAGGCACACGTTGTTGTATGCAATGTTTTGTTCGCTGTTCATTAGAAGACGTAAAAGGTGAGTGTGCTGTTGGCCTGATACCTTTTTGAAATCCGGTGTTACCCAGTTGAGTTCGTTGTCAGGAAATATGCCGTAGCTATCGAACATCTCGATGCATGGTTCTCCGTTTGTGTCTACTGTCCTGTGTACAAGACACCAGTGACCCCTATTAGGCTCCATTTCGTAGAGCAAGCAGAACGGAAGGCGAGGTAGCTCTATTCGGTTCTCGAGTTCCCTGTATAGATAACACGGCATACCAGACCGTCTCTTTATTTCTTTGTCCGAGAGCGATCTGTGAAGTCCTTCCATTTTATTTTTTATCTCTTATGTATAAACAAAAAAAAAGCAATGAACGTAAAAGATGTATCGTCTCAGGACATTGTCTATTACAATGCGACTATGGTCAACACTACAGAAAACCGTGTGTTTGCAGACATACAAGATTCTAGGTCTGTTTCCGTTGTAGATCGGCCGGAACACTGGGAGATGTCGGTTGTGAGATTTGACATCGACTCGATCTTGCTCCCGGTTGCACTGTTTCCTATGCGATCTGGAAATGATACGCAGCTTTCGTTTACATTCCGCAGTTCCGGAGTTGACTACGGTCCTTACTACGTTCAGAACCTAGAGGGAACAGGGTTCGTTCAGAGCATTGCTCTTGGTACAGAGAGCATCAACGATTGCATCACTGCTGCATGGCCTCTTATCGGAGGATCTAGGCCGCCGTTCCCTCCCAAGCTCGTGTGGGATCCTATCACGCAGCTCTTCAGATTTTACTTCACTCCTGACTACGCGACGACGTACAACGACTTCACAATTTATATGTCGGACGTTGCATACAGGTACTTGTACGCTCTTCCTTCGATCATAATCGGACCAAACGAGCCGCTCAATAAGGATGTGATGTTGTTCACGTGGAACGCAAACTTCGTGCAGACTGCTGCAACAAGCCGTATCGGACTTCCTCTTGTTCTTCAGTCTCCTGCTTACTATCCAGCTGGCAATCTCGTCTACCTTGAGCAATCGGCGAAGTCTATCTCGAACTGGTCGGCTGTGAGGACAATTTACCTTACGACATCGACGATCCCTATTGTTCGAGAGTTTATTCCTGGGTCTGTCGGCTACGGTCAGAACTCAAGTTCGTCTTCAAATTCGATGCCGATGATTACTGATTTCATTATACCGCAGGATCAGAACCCGATGGAGAGCCATGGTAGGATCGAGTACCTTCCTACTGCGGAATATAGGATGATTTCGATGGGAGGACGCGAGCCGCTATATAGAGTTTCTCTCCAGGCATGGTGGACTTCGTTCGCTGGTAATTCGTATCCGGTTCAGCTTCCTCCGAATGGCGTATTCTCAGCGAAGTTGATGTTCCGCCGCAAATAATTTTAGGTTCCTCTCAATTTTTTTTTCGTAGTACCATTGTGTAAAAAACCAAAAAAAGTGAACGATGTCGATTACGGTAGAGACGCTTGCTACTAAGCGAGTCATCGATACTAGAACGGATGTTAACAGCTACGCTCGTCGTACGTACCAAATCTTCGACGGTCCGCAGGATACTGGGTACGTTAAGTTCACGCCAAACGGTGCGCCGGGTGGAAACCAGGTAAACTTCACGCTGAACCCTCCGTCGACGCGAGTGTTTGTGAATCGGCGCATTGTTCTAGAGGCTAGGTTTAAGGTGATTATCACCGGTCAACGACTTGGTGTTATTCCATCAACCGGCAGCACCCCCGCTACAATTGGTCCTCGTGCTCTCCTCTCTCTTATCAATATGGCCGAATCTGGAGCTCGTGGAGCCAATGACACTGTTAAGCTTGGTTCCGTGGACGGTACATGCGGCCCTCGTGCGTACCCTCTTGCCAATGCGACGCAATCGTTGCAGGTCAACATCAACAATGACCAACTTTCGCAGAATCTAGGTCAGTACTGGCGAGCTACCACCAGGTATGCGAACAGTCTCGGCCAATCTGAGATCGACCAGGGAACTACGGCGACGATGCTCGACATGGCTCAGTCATATGCACAGACAACCGGAAGCAACTTGTCTCCGTTTGCAAAGAGGGGATCGAATCCGCTACAGACATCGCGTACTGGTATCTACGATATCGTCGTGAACACCAATCCAGACACGTCGGATACTGGCGATGTGGTAGCTGAACTCGAGTTTACTGTCCGTGAGCCATTGTACCTAAGCCCATTCCTCTTCCAGCGCGGAGCTCAGGACACTGGTCTCATTGGGGTGCAGACCCTTGGACTTCAGCTTCAGCTCGGTGGTCGTGGTCCAAATAGTCTCGCGGATGCAATTTTCTCGCTAGACGGTTCCGCTTACAGTGCGACCACCACAGTTACAGCTACTTGCGAATCGGTCGCTTGCTATGTCAACTTCTTGACGCCTGACGCGCTTCAGGTGATCCCTGATGTTAACAACTACCCGTACTACGAGCCTGTTCTATATACAACTAGGGATACACGCCTAGTTGACGCTAACCCAGCTACCATTCGTGAAGTTGTGATGAACAACATTCAGCTGAACTCGATTCCTCAGCGAATGTTGATCTTCATCGATGAGCCGGATTCGGAGGCTAAGGCCACGAAATCAGACACGTTCTGTTCTATCGAAAATGTTAATATCTCGTTCGACAACCGCGACTCTCTTCTAGCGGCCGCTCAGCCTATCGACTTGTACAACATCGCCGCGAAGAACAACACGAACCTGACGTGGGCCGAATGGAGCCGTGACGTAGGATCTGTTCTGTGTTTGAACTTCGGCGAAGACATTCCGCTTCGTGCGAATCAGGCAGTCGGCCTACGTGGATCGTACAATCTGCGTATGACGGTTCGGTACAGGAACGTTAAGACCGGAAAAGCGGAGGCTACTGGTCAATACCCGTCACTTCCGTTGTCGCAGGGTGTTAATCTCAGCGTCGTCGTGTTCTCAGTCGGCGTGATGACGATCGCTCAGCAGAATGTGGTGCGTACAACTGGTATCCTTACGAACGAGGACGTCCTCCGGTCTAAGGAACAGCCGGCTACACCGTACATCAATTCAGGCGATCTCTACGGCGGCGGATGGTTCGACGACTTCGCAAGAGGGTTCATGTCTGTAATGCGACCCGCTGCTAGTATCGCATCGAAGATTCTTCCGATGCTTGCGCCGGAGACTGCTCCTTTCGTCGGTGCATTCAACTCGATTATTAACCCAGAGCAGCCGGCTGGGCCAGGTAACACTGGTCTCGTGCGATCGTTCGGGAACGGGCTTGTCGGCGGGAATGTGTCAGGCGGCCGCCTAGTTGGTGGCAAAAAGGTTACTCGCGCGCAACTCGCAAAAATGATGCGATGAAACAAATTCAAACGGTTCAGTTTTTTTTTCTTTGACCAACTGTGTAAAAAAACAAAAAAAAGAATGGACTTGAGCGCGCTAAACTCAGGGACAGTTGAATCGAAGCAATGGCTTAACCCGGTATGCGGTATACTCAGTGCCAACATCGTAGCGGCCGAAGAAAGCAGGACTAACGATGAACAGACCGGACTGTCTTTCCCGAACACTTCGACGATGTACGTGTGGTATACTTTGGCTCCGTCGCTTAACACAGTTGACGTTCCGCGTCAGTTAATCACAGCTGGCCGCAGCTCGACGAGTGTTCCTGCACAAGCGTTTGTCGCCGGTTCGGTATTCGAGTTCTTCGTCGCTGGATGGTTCCAGGACACAACGCCTGGTAACACGTCGTCGGTGGCCATCGGTCTTACGTTCAGGAATTCGACTGCAGACTGGGCTCTCGCCGACTCATGTTGCGATGCGATTCTTTCGTCCAATCAGTCGACGGATACGCTACAGATGTTCCACGTACGATCTACATTCATCCTCAACGAATCTGGCCCTACGTCGGTCGGTGGTTCGTTTTCGACCGTTTCGTCTATCAACGGCACGCAGAACGCACAGGTCACCAACAATTCGACGACAGGTTCCGTGAATACGCCAAGCCGCGTGACGCAGAATACATTCTCTCCTTGCCTGGTTGTATATTCAGCAGGCGGTCCCGTTACCCTCAGGATTTACAACTGGTTCCTCCGCCGCATCGCCTAAGTGAGAACCATTATGCTCGTTGCAGAATCTGTTCTTGGAACTGTTGTATCACTTGATACTTCGCTCTTTTTTTTGTCTGTATGCTGCGCATTCGGAGGCTCATTTTCTAGGATGCATCCGTTCCAGCAACACGTAACCGTGCGACATCTAGAGTATCTAACTGCTCCGAAGATACCTAGGCACAGAGTCGTTACTCCGCCTATAATTGCTAGGATGTCGGCTGTGCTTGTTACAACATTTCCCATTTTTTTTGTCTTTATGGTATAATAAAAAATTTAACTGATAAAAATGGACCTTAGTGCCTTGAACGGAGGAACTGTAGAATCTAAAGGATGGCTGCGTCCTGTGTTTGGTCACATAGATGCAAAGGAGATCGTAGTTGACTCGATTACGGCTAACCAATATAACGGCACGTTTCCTGTCATCGTTGGTCCTCCTGGTCCGCAAGGCCCGCAAGGCATACCTGGAATCCAAGGCCCTCAAGGAATCGTAGGACCGGCAGGAGCGCAAGGCCTCCAAGGCTTACAAGGAATCCAAGGTCCTCTTGGACCACAAGGGAACGTAGGAGCGCAAGGACCACAAGGTGACCAAGGACCACAAGGCGACCAAGGTCCAGTTGGTTCTCAAGGACCAGTAGGACCGGAAGGCCCTCAGGGCGCTCAAGGACTCCAAGGACCTCAAGGCCCAGTTGGTGCACAAGGACCAGAGGGACCCCAAGGACTGCAAGGAATCCAAGGACCAATAGGAGACACTGGGCCTGCAGGTGAAAATGGATCGTCGAGTTCGATCTTGTTATATGTCGCGCAGACAACGTCACAGTCTCCTCCTCCTACGAACCGTCACCTTAGATGGAATGCAGTGGACCAAACGGAAGCAACGTTCTTGTACTTGAGCCATATCGACGATTCTGGAGATGACGTGGAGCGTATCTTGGAACAGTGTACTCCTGGATCGACTGTGCTTGTGCAAGACCGCAATCAAAGCGCGAATTACCAGAATTTTAAGCTTACCGAGCCCGCTATCAACGTGCCCAATTCGTATGTGTCTTTCCCTGTCACGTTCATCAACGGAGGAGGAACCGGCCTTGCTGGATTCGCGAATAACCATAATCTGTTGATCGGTGTGCTTTACGCAGGCCCACAAGGCCCAGAGGGGCCTCCAGGCCCACAAGGCCCGCAAGGATCCACTGGACCAGAGGGACCTCAAGGAATCCAAGGCCCTATTGGGCTTACAGGAGCTCAAGGACCGCAAGGAGATCCAGGCCCACAGGGACCAGTAGGACCACAAGGAGCACAAGGACCAGAGGGTCCACAGGGTCCAGAAGGAGACCAAGGAATTCAAGGACCTATTGGACCGCAAGGACCGATAGGGCCCCAAGGAGAGCAAGGCTTACAAGGAGTGCAAGGCAACCAAGGTCTCCAAGGAATCCAAGGCCAACAGGGAATCCAAGGCGCAAATGGATCGCCGGGAACTGCCGCAACTGTCAGTGCTGGTACCACTACGACCGGTCTACCGGGTACATCCGCATCAGTTATTAACAGTGGCACCAGTTCGGCTGCCGTATTCGATTTCACAATTCCTCAAGGAGCAACTGGTGCAACTGGAGCTCAAGGTCCGCAAGGAATCCAAGGTCCACAAGGTCCTCCAGGTCCGGCAGGTGAAGGAGCTACGTATATTTCGTTCTTGAGATCAGTAAACAACGAGACAGCTGGTTTCTACGCAGATTCGTACGTAATCATCGGATGGAACCCGACGAGTAACGAGATTATGATGAGACAGCCGACCACACGGAATGGCGTGTACGCTCAAGCTCTTGCGATCTACGGAGGGTCGTTTCCGTCAGGGCAGAACATGCTTCTGAGTACCACATCGAACGATTACTACTTCCAGAGCTCATTCGGTCAAATAGACTTTACGATCGCCTCCGATTTTGACCATACGCACCCGTTCTACATGGTCCGCGTCGTATTTACGTCGAGTTCTGGCTCTTCGTACGTTTATGTTGTCATCCACAAGTACAGTCCGCCTTGAAAAAAAAATCTCACGCATCAATAGCAACAAAAACAAAAAAAAGATTCAACGGGCCTGAAATATGCCACCGAAGAAGAAAGCAACTAAAAAGGGTGGTTTCCTTCCACTTCTCATGTTGCCCGGTGGGCTCATGGGACTAACTGCACTAATGTCTAAGATGAGCGGTTCTGGACTTGTCGGCGGGAACGTTTCCGGCGGCGCCAGAAGCATGCGTCGGCGCTAAAAGCGGCGAAATAAGGACGTAAGTCCATTTTTTTTTCTTTGCTCTTTGTATACAAAAAACGTACATAGGCTAT